GGGCAGGAACTTATCCGGATGTGAACACAGTCGGAGAAATGACAGCCCCAGGAGTAAATGCTCGCATTACCGGAGAATCCGCCGGTATTGTATATAAAATTTGTGGAGCTACACGGCTCTAAGAAAGGAGGAGCACATGCTGACAGCAGACGCCATGAACGGCTTTAAGGACCATGTAAAAAAGACAGTTTCCCACGCCATGTATAAGATTAACAGCAGCTATTACAGGGCGGAAATTACAGACATTTACGTGGACAGCACGGGCAAGGTGGCTATTGATTTTACAATAGATCCCACCATGAGCGGCACCGTAAAAATCGCAGAGGTGCAGCTGTACAACCGCAGCGGCAAGTTGTGGCTGACAAAAACGGAGAACATTACTCGAAAGAGCACGCAAGAGGGTGTGTTTTACCGTTTTACTATTGAAATTACAGAGGTATAAGAGAGGAGGCAAAGACCTATGTATGGTATGACACCATGGAAAGACGAGGTTGTCCAGTACCCATACCGGTACAAAGAGACGCAGAACTCTGACGGCACAGTAGAACATGAGCCGTCCCCAGGTACCGTGATGCAGCAGGGAACCCCGCAGAGTGCAACCAATTTCAACCACATGGAAAACGGAATCCATGACGCCCATGTGGCAGAGGCTATTTTCATGCAGGCAAAAATGCACCAGCAGGAGGAAGTTGAGCGCCGCCTGGGAGAGCATGACGCAGAGTTTACGTCTGAAACCGGAGCGGTTACGCTGACCAACAGCAACAAGGTATTTTTTGCTTTTAACAACAGCGGCACAACGGTTGCTTTGAAAACCGTCCGCAAAACTATGAACTATGACCTTGATATTGAGGTCGTGGAAGTAGCAGGCGGCCAGGTTGGGGATGTGATCGTATATGACAAGCAGCTGAACGGCTTCAAACTGAAATTCGAGGGAAGCGCTAAGACCGTAAAGGTTAAATACAAAGTTAGAGGAGGTATGTACGCATGAGCGTAAAGGTT